TGGTATGTGATAATCATGAATACAACGACGGACATAGTAAAGATGTGTCAAAGTGGAAAGTATCTTGGGAGCCAAAAAGTAGTGTATCAAAAAAGACACAAGCAATGCCGTCTTCGGGTAAAAAAAGTATAGCTGAACAGTTGAATTTAACCATTTCGATACCAAAAAATAACAGTAATAAAAGTAATAACGACTGCGAAGAGTATGACGAATTCGATAAGGAAGAAGAAAAACATGAGGATAAACGTAAAAAAGGAAAGGGTAAATCAGGATTATCAGACAAAGGATGTTTATTGGATGTGTCAGCGTTATTTAACTAGAAAGTCATTTTCAGTTAGGTTAGCTAAATAACGGACTAAACTTTGAATATTTTTATTGTGTAATAAATATTAAATCGTATCACTACCACCGGTCAAAGTATTATAGGGCATAAAAGGGGCAGGATTTGCGAGAGAACTCATATTAGATGGTAAAGTAAAACCAGGAGTTCTATATCCTAGTGTAAATGGTGTATTTCCCATATATTGGTGATATCCACCGGCTTGTGCTCTTTTTCCTGATCTTACTTTTTTGGAATGGGAGCGTCTTCGCGAACGTCTATGCTTAATTCGGTATTTAGTACTACGTTTACGTGCATACTTTTTTGACGATCGAGAGCGTTTATGCTTTCTGCTACGTTTTCCACTGTGTTTGCGACGTTTTCCGCCTCCTTTCATCATACCATAAGAACTACTCAAAGGTGTCTGAGTAGCACTAGGACTTCCATTACCACCACTTATGGAGTAGACGCCGGCGCCTTTTAAACCATCAGCACTTCCACCAACTGCACCGTACTGCATATTTCCTGAATTCACAACACCGCCTCTTTGGTCAGTTGTAAAGGATCCACCGTGGACATTTAATTTATTCAAATATTCTGTTGGAGCTAATGACATGACTATACAAAAATAATATATATATTTATAAAATATTTTATTTTAGATATAGGTTCAAACATAATAATAATGAATAATAATGAATAATAATGAATAATAATAAATAAAGACATACATTGTTTAAAATTTATTTAAAGTATCTTTATACGATAGAAATAGGAACCCATTTTTTAAACTTATAGTTAAAAATACAACGCATTTTTATTATTTTATTTAAATCAACAAATTTATCAATTTGTATATTTTCAAATTCTTCCTCTTCGTCGCTTTCTTCTAAACTATCTAGATTGCTATTTTCTTTAATATTTCTGAAAAGTTTATTCATTAAAACACTTGTTTTATAGTCTGGTATATGTGCTGTCTCTTTTGAAATAATATCAAAATTTGTAGTAGTGATATGATATAAATAGTAAATATCATTTTGTAAATCAGGCTTTATAAAGAATACTTTATATATTTCATTTGATGTTGTTTTTTGTTTTATCGGTTCAATGTACACCGAAGATTTTTCATTGTATTTATTTGAACTACTTATACTATTTACCGTATTTGCTATATTTGCTATATTTGCTATATTTGTAGTATTTGCAGTATTTACAGTATTTGCTATATTTGCAGTATTACTAGAAATACTATTACCTAAATGATAAAATTCCGTAATAGAATGAGATGATTTTTTATCTTCAAAATATTTATATTGGATAGAGTAAACAGAATAAGGTAACTGCATAGCTTTATCATAAGCTTCGGTAAAGTCGGTAGTAATAATAGGTAAACCAAAAATAATACCATTACTACAAAAAGCCATATTATACTGCAACTTTGTATCAAAAATATTCTTAATTACTTTTAATTTATCTTGGTAAGTATGTTCGGATATGTCATTACCTTTATAATAAGAAATATCTTCTACAGAAAAAATTTCATTGTCACATATATTTTTTTTATCACTAGTTTCCGGTTTTGTTCTAAATAATGTTCCATAAAATACTGTTCCATACGATAATACATCGTCAAATGAAACATGACGATAAAATATATTCATTATTTTATTCTGATATCCTATTTCAAGAAAAATACAAATATTTTTTCTATTTCTATGTGTAAACCATACAAAGTATTTTTTACCCTTTGGGATAATTACATAAAGATCTGATAAAACTTTCTTATGAGTACTTTTTTCATAAGAAAATTTAACGGTTGAGGGAAAGTTTCGCAATATTTCATTCTGTTCATCAAAAGATAATGTAGATAAGTCTGATGACTCTCTTTTACTATATGGTTTTTTATTGTTATAAGTATTTGACATAAGTTTCGAGTGTAAGACTACCGTAATGTAGTATGATATTAAAATATCTTTAACTATGTTTACATATATTATATACCTCATAAAATACAAAACCAGTAACGTTAATATGATGAATATGCGGATGCATATGATGATGACATGGAAGGTGTACCATAGTCGGGTGCAACACTCGAACTATTACTATTTATATTAGGCATATAATTTGGTATATTATTTACCCTTGTAGATATACCATTTGCACCTACGTTAGACGTAATATTAGTAGGAGAGTATACACTGTCAAAAGACTCATTTTGAGGATTTACTGTATTTATATTTTCGGTATTAGTATTAGTATTAGTATTAGTATTAGTATTAGTATTAGTATTACCACTATTACTAGAAAAATTCAACTCTTTCAAATATTTTTTTAGTTCATCTTTCATACTTGGTGGGTTAGAGATAGACATAGAGTTAGAGTTAGGGTTATTACTGTCTTCTCCTAAATTTTGTACCCCTCCATCTCCAGCACTTTTAAGTGAGTTATAAATTGTGTTGTATTTTTCCTGAGGTTTATTTACTAAATCTTTTAACTTAGGAGAAGTCAATGTTGTCTTAAAAAATGAATACAAATAATGAAGTAAAAATATTAATAATAATGAAATCATAGTAACTTTTATTATCCACATCCACATTTTAAATATCGTATATAATTACCTATATAAGTTTAACCTCGATAAAAACGACAGTATTTCATCTTTTACAAATTTATTTAATTCTATTTTTTTATTTTCATTATAGGTCACTTCTATAGACGTAATCAGTACATAAAAATCATATACATATTCATTTTCCATCTCTATAACAAACTTTATATTTGAGTTAATATCATTCTTATATGTTCTAATTGTTTTACATTTTATATTATGATGATAAGGTATTTGATATGAAGGTGTGTCATAACGTTTCATATAAGAACTATCTAGTAATAAATTTAAATTACTATTAATAGTTAATTCCTTAATATTTTTATCTATCGGGTATAACTGAAATAAATTATTATTTATCATTTCAAATATTCCTGTAGAACTATAAACTAAAATTTTACTACTTTCATCTACTAAATATTTTGATATATCAATATTATTAGTTTTATTTACCTTATTTCCTAATTTTTTATTTGGATTTATAATGTCATTTATTTTATTTATTGAAATATTTGGGAAATAGATTTTTATTGGCGTTGGTCTATTAGTATGGTTTATTTTTTTGTCTATTTTAATATTTTTTTTAATAATAGAATGTTTACTTTTATCACGTAAAGTTTCCATTTATACTGTATATGCTGTATATAAGGTATAATAACTATTATTTATATCTCTTTAAGTTGAACTTTATATATTATATGAGAAACTATTTAAACCGATTGCATTCAAATGATATATTCGAACACTTATTTTGCAAAGATGGAAAAAAAATCAAATTCAAGAAATGTCAAATCTGAAAATATTAAACAAGAAAAAGTAAATGTAAAACTTAATAAGAGTGTTGTTGGTGAAAATGGTGAAGTTCAAAATAAAAAAGTGAAAAGTAAAGATAATAGTATTACATTTATTATTGTTGAAAAAAATGGAAGTTTAAAGGTTGCTGATATCAAAGAGGAGTTAATTTGCGCCGAAGAGTTATCAAAAAAATGTAAGTTCAAAAAAGTTGACGGATTTATTAAAAGAACTGCGTGGAGTTACTCTTCAAAAAATGAAGAAGAAAATTTGACGACTAAAATAATAGTAGAACTATGGGCAAAAGACGATGGGGTCGCAAATCATGAAAACAAGTACGAATTCCCTCCACCAGTTGATTCTGATCTATTTTTTGGTGCATGTGCTTTGGTTGCGCGTGACAATAAAAATAATTATGTAAACTTGACAAAAGATAAATGGAATAAAATTTATGAATATTTATTTGGAGGTTTTGAGTCATTGGTTGCAAATGAAGATGATGACGAAGAGGAAGATGAGTTAGATTCAATTCCTAAAAGTAGAAAAACACGCGATGGTTATTTAAAAGATGGATTCGTAGTAGATACTGGCGCCGGTTGTGATTCTGATGTAGGCGGAAATGCCGATGAAAATGATAGCGATGATGATGATGACGACAGTGATACAGATAGTGACAAGTCTTCTGAAAATGGTAGCAATGACGGCGAAGTAGATGGTGATGGTGGTGATGGTGGTGACACACAAGGTGTGTATTTTAAAAAAAGTAGAATTGATTTAAGTAAGAATAAGATAGTTAAACCGAAATCAAAAAATAGAAATATCGTTGGGGATAATGATAAACATGAATTTAAAGATGATGATGACGACAATGCGGGGTGGAAAACGGATGAGTCAAGTGAGCTAAGCGAAGAAGAGTACTCGTATAGTAGGTAAAATAGAAAATAATAAAATATTATTAATTATAAAACATTTATTTATAATAATTGATAAATATTTTTTATCAATTATTATATATAGTATAAGTTAAAGATGTTCGACAAGCTTTGCACTCCCGCTCAAATTTATCTAATTGTTTCATTTATTTTAATGGTACTTTCTTATTTTGGATTGCATGCGATATCACAACAGATTACTTTGAATCAAACAAACAATTCATTTTTACAGAGTCTTAACTTTACGTACCAAAAAGATACGAAAACATCATATATAGTTCAAGCTGTATTTATTGTTTTGTGGACATGGGTTTTATCATATTTATGCAGAAAGGGATTTAGCAACCTCTCGTGGTTTTTGATTCTTCTTCCTTGGGTTCTTATGTTCCTTGCCTTTTTTGTATACATAATCGAAACTCTTAAGAAAATATTTTTTAACGTAACCGGTTCTGTATCAAATACACTCAACCTTCCTTAATTTAGTATTTATATGACTTCCATATTTTTATATATATAGGAAAATTGAATAAAGATAATTCGATTGTTATTAATATAAAAGACACTTGCTTAATAACAATCATTTGTAAATACAGTTAAGTTAAAACAAAATGCGCCAAATAACAAATCCTACACAATTTCGCGAAAATATTCGTGCAAAATTATGCAACATTATTAAAGATTTAGATATTTCGACAAATCTCGAAAAAGGTATTTTCAATAGTTCTTTAGGAAAAGCAAAAGAAAAATGTATTGTTAAAAAGTGGGACAATATATATTTCGTTGCAATTTATTTAGACCTTCTTCGTACAATATACGTAAATTTAAAAAATGAAAGAATACTAAATATGATAAAGAATCCAGAATTCCAGGCACATAAGTTAGCATTCATGACTCACCAAGAAATGAGCCCGGAAAAGTGGGAAAAATTAATTGAAGATAAGAAAATTCGCGACCAAAATAAGTATGAGCCTAAACTGGAAGCGTCTACTGACAAGTTTACATGTCGCAAATGTTACTCAAAAAAATGTACTTATTATCAACTTCAAACAAGGTCTGCTGATGAACCGATGACTACATTTGTTTCATGTCTTGATTGTGGAAAACGCTGGAAGTGTTAAATAACAACTTCCAAATCCTCGACCATCCAATATTCGGAACCACGGTTAGGTAATGGTCGCCTTATTATAAATGGTATTTTTTTCTCTTCCAATTCTTTTAATGCAATAAGGTATCCATCAATAACACCTTCTGGTACTTTTACGAATGGGGAAGCACCATCGTTTATTTGTTTTGCTCGCTGTCCTAAAATTCTTGTTTTCTCGTACTTTGTCATCATGGGCAGTGTTCTATGTAAGCTATCTATAATTACACCATTATCATTTCGAACAACGCGAGCCAAATTATAAATCTCATCATAGTTTTGTATAAGACTTTCGGGATGAAAATTCACTAAATAATCTTCCCTTAACTCTTTGTCAAATTTTTTCAATTTCGAGTCATCGTCGTCATCATCGTCCATATTTTCATCGCCATCACCTTCTTCGTCACTATTATAAGCTAACTCTTCCTCTGTTGGTTGAATCCCCAGTGATTTTTTTTTCCTGGAAGATGCTCCCACCGAAGTAACAGATTTTCCCTTGCGTCTACTTGGCTTTCCAACATTTGTTTCTTCAACTTCAGCTGCTGCAGATCCAGTATCGCTTCCTATAGCACTAACTGCTTTTTTTAAACTTCCTAATAATTTTGAGAATCCACTTTTGAAACTTGGTTTGTCTTCCGTTTCATCTCCCTCCTCAATGTCTTTGCCTTCGCCTTCGCCTTCACCTTCGTCTTCGGTATCATCTCCTTCTGTAGCTGTTTCGGTTTCAGAACCAGATACTGAGGCGGTCTCATCTGAAACATCTTCGTCAACATCCGCATTCCCTATAATCTTGCTTTTCACATTTCTAGGAGTTCCTTCTTCACTCTGGTTATCACTTATTTCTCCTTCCTCATCTCCCGATATGGGTTCATCAGATTTTTGCATTGTCTCGTTTATATGTCTCTTATATATAATATATTGCGTTGATTTTATTTCAATTTTATATTAATAATATTAAACCCAATATAACTCAAAAACATAAAAAATACTATAGTATAATATCATTTCTAAATATTATACTATTTTTAAAATACAATAGTAATGTAAATTACGACATTGACTGTTCGGTATTCCAAACGGTATCACACGTAGAACACATATAAGCGAAATTCATATTTACATCATCATAACGAAGATAAATAATTTCTCTTTCATTTTCTTTTCCTGCTTCATTGCTCGTACAGGCTTGGTTTGGACATTTTATCGTATTAATACGAGGCAAAGTTGGATCCATTTTTGTATATTTATTAATAATTGAGTTGTATTTTTGCCTGTTATGTTTGAAGCTTGTTTTTGAAATCGTAACACTATCTAGCGATATATTTTTGTTTTCATGGCCACAGTTTCGACAATAGTATACAATCGAATTGGGATCCTCTTCGGATAGTCGAATATAATACATGTTGCTACAATTTATACAAAAGTGCATAGTTGTTTTGATTGACTGTTCGTATATTATATTATAGTATTATTTGTTTATTTCAATTTTATGCAATTATTTAAATTCAATAAACTCAATAATATATAGACAAACATACAAATTTTTGTAGGTAACAATAACAATATTTATTACTCTAATACAATGTCATATTTTTTCGCCGTCTTTTTTAGTTTATCTAACAGTTCGTCATAGTTAACATGAAATGACATATTATATAACCCTGATATTGTATAATACTTGTTATAGTTTTTTACTTTCATAGATGTATCAATAACTTGTTTTAACTTTTCTGCATTTTTTTTAAATAATTCTATCATAAAAGTATAAAAATATTCCTTATATTCCATTTCAAAAGGAATAATAGTTGTACATATAAATTCATTTATAAGACGAATACAAGAAAAGTCAATGTTTTTATACAAAATCATATTATGATAGTTCTGATAATCTTGATGTTTTTCAGTAATACCCGGCTCATGTAACATTGGCCGGTTATCCATTATAGATAAAAGTGTCAATAAAACAGACTTAATAGTTAAACAACTTGTCCATTGTTCACCTCTCCATGTATTCAACATTGATAAACATACTCTTTTTGACTTATAAAAATTAGGATGAAATCTTGTATTTCCATCATTCGTTAAATATTCAATAACGGGAGGAGAATGTGGATAGTCGGCGGGAATATTAACTTGGAAAAAATAATATCCACCAAAGTACAATGTATCCGGTTGTCCAACTATCATTACGTATGCTTTCAATATATTCGTATCAGAATGTTTATAGTAAATACCCTCTTTTTCAAGTGACGATGTAAATATATCTTTTATATCTTTTAATAGTCGCTCTATTGTCTCTTTAGGAATATGTACACTAGAAACATCTTCCGATGACGATGATGATGATGTTTTATCACTCGCCGGAGCATTGCTTATAATTTTGTTTACAATTTGTCCTTCTTCCTCTACTTCATCTTCTGATATATGAAACTCTGTCTTTTTACTTATATCTACATTTGCCTTTTTCTCCATTTTTAAATTATTAGGTACCGATCAGTCTATACTTCAACAATATATAGTATACGCATTTCATTTTTATGTTGTTTTTATACATATATTACTTTTCGTATTTTCAAAGTTCTCTATTTTTAGGGATATTTTTAAACATAAAAAATTGATATAAAAATATCTCCGTCTATAATATACAAATGGAACAAGCGAACAATTCAACACGAAATAAATCACAATCATCAAAAATGTCAACAGTATCATCTAGTGCAAATGAATATGACCAGTATATGAAACAGTTTTATATAAAAAAAAATGACCCCTCTTCCGCGGGATTATCATTTACACATACTCGAATCCCAAGCTCCGAACACGGTGTAGTAGGTGGAACATTCTGTATTCCACACGAAAAATTACAAGAATTCTGGGCAAAATACTCGAAACATGTGATTACAAATAGACGTCATGAATATTTAACCGAAAAACAGTTACAAAATGGTGGACCGATTTTGGTTGATTTGGATTTTAGGTATGGACCTCATATTGATTCGCGTCAACATACCAAAGACGATATTGAAAATATTATTGGACTATACATGAATGAAATTTCTAAAATGTTAAATATTGAAGATGGTGAGAAAAAAGAAATCAGCGTTTTCGTATTTGAAAAACCGAGTGTAAATACCGACGATGAAAAGTATACCAAAGATGGAATTCATTTAATTATTGGTATACATGCCGATAGAATTATTCAGCACATGCTTCGAAATTCTGTTCTTGCAAAAATCCCCGAGGTGTTAAAACACTTGCCTTTGAAAAATTCATGGGATGATGTCCTCGACGACAATATATCCCGTATTCAAAATCCTGTAGGATGGCAGTTGTACGGCTCCAGAAAACCCGGCCACGAAGCTTACGAACTTAAATCGCAATTTAATTTTGTATATGTAAAAAATGAAAATAATGAAGAATACGATAATGACCAAGACTGTGACGGTGACGGTGACGGTGATAGTAACGGAGACAGTGAAAACGACGATGATGAAGTTAACAAAAAATCAGACTATATTTGGGAGTATCAACCAAAAAATGTGTCATTCTTTGACTACACGAAAAACTTTTGCCTTCTGTCCGCACAGTTTGACGGCCATCCTCGTTTTGAAAATCGCGAGTCAATACAACGCGAATATGATGCAATTAAAAGCAACAAGGTAAGAAAACCATCATTGAACAAGTCAGGAGTTGTGAGACGCAGAACAAATAATATGAGCAATAGTGACATATTTGAAATCACAAATCGCGAACAACTTACCGACGAAATTGACAGACTGTTTGGTAGCCTCGAACCACGCGAACATTACATCAAAGAAACTAGCGACTATGCTATGTGTCTTCCAGAAAAATACTACAACCAATATAACCTGTGGATACGCGTCGGATGGGCGCTCAGAAATACTAGCGATAAATTATTCCTTTCATGGATTTTATTCAGCTCTCAGTCCGAAAAATTCAGCTATGATAAAATGCGAGAGTTTTACGAAAAGTGGTTGACATTCTCAATGGAAAATGAAGACGGTCTTACACGTCGTTCGATTATATACTGGGCACAACATGATGCAAAAGATAGATACAATGAAGTGTACAAGAAAACAATCGACTACTATGTCGACATCACGCTATCAAACGATCTCGTCAATATCAGTGGAAAACCAGAAACAACTATGGTAGACTTGGCCGTCGTTTTATATAATATGTTTAAAAATCAGTTCGTATGCGCTAACTTTGGCGACAATACATGGTATGAATTTGAAAATAATAGATGGGTTGAATGTGACTCTGGTATTGCTCTTAAACAAATGATTTCAAATGAAATGTACAACGTTTATATCGGTCGCATCGGTTCGACGGGTGGTGCATCCGGAACAGGAAATTCGAAAAAAGCAAATAAGCAAATTCTTGCTGCAGCCGCCGCTTCCTCACCGCAATCCGGTGCTGCTTCTACTGACGAATCAGGAAAACCAAATCAATTCCAACACAGAATATCCGACATTTGTATTAAACTAAAACAAACAGGAATCAAGTCCAATATTATGAAGGAAGCTCAAGAATTGTTTTATGACAAGAAGTTCTCACAAAGTATTGATACTAAAACACACCTTCTATGCTGCAACAACTGCGTAATTGATTTCAAAGAAAAACGAGCAAGACAAGGACAACCGGATGACTATATTACAAAAAGCACAAATGTTGACTATTTCCCTCTTGACCAGAAAAAACATGGAAAAGTCATGGCCGAGATTAATGACTTTATTACTAAGTTATACCCCGAAGAAGATATCCGAAACTACATGTGGGAACATTTGGCTTCGTGTATGATCGGTATCAACTACCCTCAAACATTTAATATTTACACCGGCTGCGGCAGCAACGGAAAGTCAAAACTTGTTGAACTAATGTCCGTAACTTTAGGCGAATATAAAGCAGTTGTTCCTATCTCACTTATTACAAGCAAACGCGCATCTATCGGTGGTACTTCTTCCGAAATTGCGCAGCTGGTCGGTATTCGATATGCTGTTATGCAAGAACCGTCCAAAGGAATGCGTCTCGAGGAAGGTCCGATGAAAGAAATTACTGGTGGTGACCCGATTCAAGGTCGTGCACTATTTAAAAATATGATTACTTTTCAACCTCAGTTCAAGTTGGTAGTTTGTACAAATACGTTATTCGATATCAAGGCAAACGATGAAGGTACTTGGAGACGTATTCGTAAAGTAGACCACAAAGCAATCTTTTGCGAAACTCCGCGCGACGATGACCCCGACAAACCTTACCAGTACTTGATTGACAAGCGCCTTGATGAGAAGTTTAAAACATGGGCGCCCGTATTCTTGGCTATGCTTGTCGAAAAAGCATTTCAAACTGGCGGCATGGTCAAAGATACTCCAGGTGTTCTGGCTAGCAGTGAAAGTTATCGTAATAGCCAAGATTATATCAATGAATTCGTTCGTGACAAAATACGCAAAGTTGAAGGACACTATGTCAAGAAAACCGAAATGTACGAGTCATTTAAAGTTTGGTATATCGAACATTATGATAGAAACGTGCCTCGTGGTAATGAAATTTATGAAGTATTTGATAAGAAATATGGAAAATATACCACCAAAGGATGGAAGAATATATCTATTATTTACAACCACGACGAAGTAGAAGAAGAGAATTAATACAAATTTAACAAGTAGATAGTTGAATAAATATAAATATTTAAATGTAAAACATCTAAATATTTTTATTTTTTACTGGGAAAATATATTTACGCAGTAATCCTATTGTGAACGGCTATAAATATGAAATTCCATACCCATTGTATTTTTTCTAGTATCCATAAAAATACAGGAGTAGAAAAATATGGATATAAAATTAATACAATTAAAATACTTACCGATATAAGCGTAACATTTTTTAAATACAACATCACAATACCTACCCACAAAATAAGTAGTGTCCAGTAAACTATTACGGGAATTAATGTCCAGTTTTCAACACTATCTTTTAATTTGCTTTCATACATCGACTTACGATTAAATGTGTAAAGGTCGCTTTTTCCACCATTTATTATACTTAATAACTCTTTGTTTTTTTCATCTAAATCTTCCATAACTTTTTTCATGTTTTCAACAGCAATATTCTGTTGCTGTGTTACTTTTATTAAATCCATTATTAAGTTATTCACCTCAATATATTTATTATTTAAGTTTTCTAAATCTTTCTTCCCTTGGGCATCATACCGTTTAAGTAATAAGTCATTATATTCATTTGAACCCCTTGTTATATTATCAATACTTGTTCCATATTTATTTATAGTATAGTTTTTTTCAGCGATGTATTCGTTTAGTAAAGCATTGTCATTTGTATTTTTCGTACTTTCATATATTTTTTTTAAACTATCATCACTAAATATTCCACTAGCACCCGGCGCTGTTAAAGCTTTATTTACTTTCTCGGCTACACTTACAACAGAAGCCATTGTACTTGTTGCTTGTTTTGTTAGTTCGGGAGAACATCCACCGCCACCCATCGCCCCTTTAAGCTCTGAAGCATTTTCATTGGTTGTTTTACTAACATCGCTATCTAACTTTCTAGCTTCTTCTTTAGTAGGACCACCTTTCTTTGACATTATTATATTTTATACTACTGTTATATTATTGTTATATTATTGTTATATTATTATATAAATAGTATTTTACTTATTTTACAAAATAAAATACTATTTCATTTATTACATTACTACATTACTACACTACCACATTACTACATTACTACATTACCTTATAAAGTGCTATATGACGAGTTACAGTTATATAATGTATCTGTCGATGGTACAGGTGATGTTCCATCTTCAATATTTACTATCTTACATCTAGGATTTTTTAGTTCAAATGGTACAAATGTTTCTCGTTTGTTGATATCCTTACATACATCTAGCAATGCTCCCTGTCCAAAAGTTCTATTTGTTTCCTTGCTAATAACATTTCTCGTATTTTCCGGTATATCATCGGTATCGAATGGAAAGTTATATTTATCGTAGTCAATATTATTTCGTCTAGATAAGTCATATACCTTCTTACCGACAATTATAATACCAATAGATAAAGCGATTATAATAATCAAACTTACTATTTCATCGGTGACTACTCCCATTTTCATTAAAAATAATGCAAAAATTATAATAGCACAGTAAAAAATAATATTTTTCATAATATCCGCGTGTGCTTCATATCTTCTGGTATAGTAGTTATTAACACCCACCATTCTTTCAGCATTGTCGCGAATCGTTAATGATTTTTTTAACTGACTAGATGTATTATTTAAGTCATTTTCAATAATATTAAGCGCAACAAGTTGCTGTGCATATGATTTTCGCTGAATATTATAACTAGATTGTGTAATACCATAATTTGCCTTAATTGTTTCAAAAATATTAGTTCGTAGTTTCGTTAAGTTATCGATTTGGTCAAATTTATCCATAATTTGCGTCTGAATCGAAGGTAATGCTATATCCGGAGAACCAGCTAATTTTTCTAAATCAGTAAATAACTTTTTTTGAATATTTTGTAAATTTGTAATATTATCAAACTGTTCATTTAAATTTTTTGTAAAATCGTCTTGATATGTAACTAATGGGTCTGTGGCTGGTGATGACATGTATATACAATATACAATATTACAATAAAATAATTAAATAATATTAGTTATATATTTTTATTAATATTATTTTGTTATTTTGTTATTAAACTTAAATATATATTTTTTTATTTATAATATAAAACTACCAACATTATTACTTACAATGATGCACTTCTAAATGTTTTTATTGCAACAACACCCGCTACAACCGTTACTATACTCCAAAGCGCATATTTATAGTTATCGCTAACAAGAAGCATCTCTGTGTCAGAAACTGTTGCCGTATTTGTAATATTTGACTCTTCATATTTATCTATTTTCTTTTTAATTTCTCCTTGGTCTGCAATTCCTTTCTCTATATCCACCGATTTTACGTTAATTGTATCTTTTAAATTATTATGATTTGTATAAATACTATTTATAAATCCTTTTATTTCATTTCCTTTTGTAACAGCAGCAGTATTTTTTGTTTCTAATACCCCCATTCGCGGCTCTAGTATTAATGCTAATGCACATTTCTGGTTTGTAGTCATAGTACTAGATGTAGGATAGGATGTATAAACGGTGCTATCTACGTCATTTACAACTTTGTTGCAAGAATAATGATTACTATTCGTAGAACTTATCATCTTCTTTCTAATATAAGTATTTTTATTCTCCTGATAAATCCTAACACCTTTAGGGTATATTTCCGTATCTCTATATTTTTTACATATGGAATCATTATACGTATATCCTGCACATGCCTGGTCATTATTACACGCTACTTTACACCCATCTTCTCTAATATTTGGAACAGTAGTTCCATTTGAGGGGTTTGGCGTGAAGTTTTTCATTTCTATATAGTCTTTATCAAATTCAGTCATTTCATTTGGATATTCATGTAACCCGTTATTTATATTAATATAAGCAAGTTTACTTTTTACACCTGGGTTGTCTACTTTATTTAAATAATATTGCGAATAGTTGTTCCCATTTCCAATTAAGTTATTATCTTTATCCGCACCTTGTGCTGTAGCATCTTGTGTTAACGCAACATTATAAACAGAATATTCCAATGTTACTGTTCCGGCGTTACCACCCGACTTGTTAAAAATTAATCTACATTTACCGGAAGGTGATGAAATATATTGACCATTTGTTAGCGTCTTCGAACCATTCGAAAATGAAGTAAGTAACCCACCCCTGTTAATACTACCAGATACCCAGTCGGGTCTATCAGCCCAAGGCATCATTGTCTTATTTGCTCCAGCTATTGATACTGGTTGCGTCGCTTGTTGATTTGATATTTCATTCGAGTTTGTATATAATATTTCATCATATTTCGCGTTATTTACAATCGTAATAAGACCATCATCGGATAACCTCAGTGAAAATGATGGATACTTATTATATAACTCTTGACATCCTATATTAAACCCAGAACCCAAATTTACTTGTTTATATATAGGTTCTTTGCTCTCATTTCCGCATTTGTAGTGAATATATATTAGACCCGTTGATGGCCACGTAACTGTAGAGTCGTAAGTACGTATTTCCCAGTCCCATTGCTGATATGAATATGTTGTACCACTCCATTGATAACTATAAGTTCTCAAAATAGGATGCCAGTAACTATACCGTTTAAACGTATCTAAGCTTCCACCAATTGTTCCAATAAGACTATCATTAAACCTATCATTAAACCTTTTTAAGTTATCCCAGTTACCCCACCCTTGTTCAAATGCATAACTAGCAGTAACATAACTGATCGTTCCTCCATATTTTGGACTTAATGCGGCTACAGGTACTTTTGTTCCTCCGATTGCACTTATAACCGGGGTTGTAAAAGGGTTACCATCATTTCCCGATGTTCCTGAATATAAACCACCATCGGCGGCAAAAGTAAATGCGTCATGTGACGTATTAGTAAAAGTAAAAATAACTGCTCTCTCGATAGTTCTAAATGCATTAGAAGAAGAAGCAAGAATATTATTTCCAATATAACATTGACCTGTTTTGGTTGTAGAATTATAATTTGAAAGAGATGCAAAATATTTTCCTTCATCCATTGCTCTAGTAACACATTGTTTAACTGTAGAGTTACTCAAGTCGGGTTGCTGAATTAGTTGACCAGCCGCAGATGCCTGATTAGCCGAATCTTGGTTGTATACACCTACATATACCATGTTTGTATCATAATTAAAACTTACAGGCTTAGATACATATATATTTGTTCCCGAATAATCACTACATGCATATGATCCGCTAGGTCCTGTTACCATATCGGTTCCATATAACGCGAGATTCCCGTTAGTGTCCTCTAATACCGAATAGTCGTTAGATGACTTACCTGATAATTCAAATCCTACCGACTTGGGTACAACAGGAATACCACATTTAGCAGCTCCAGGTGGATATAGTTTAAGTAAACCGGCATTATTTACACGAGCAAATTTACCGTCGGAAATTTGTACGTCTTTATTTCTTAATGATGAATCATCACTTTTTTTATTAATGTCTAAAAATATTTTTGCTTGTTTTGTAATATTATTTTGAACATTATTTAAGTCAGAAATAGAAGAATTATATCCAACAATATTACTATTCATCGTATTTGTTTCCTTTTTATTTTTTTCTAATAAGTCAACATCATTTACTGTAAAATTTTCAATAAGTTCTTCATCATTGTCTAGTATAAAATTTTTATTATTTTTGTTTTTATATTTATTATTTTTTAACTTATTACAAGTTTTAGATGTTCGCGTACTTGATTGACTTATAAATTGTAGCCCATCATTTATACTTTCACTATTATACATTTATTTTATTTATAATTATATTTTCTTAAATATAATTATACTCAGATAAAAATATTTATTATAATGGATAGATAATGAATATTATATTAGTAAATATATTATGATGTATATTTGATAGATACTAATGGGTTAAAATTTATTTTTGGAATATCTGGAAGACTAAAGCTTAAATTTTTAAGGTTAAGTTTTAAGTCATACCACTCGGCATTCCACTTATTGTACATGAAAAATAAAAATAATAATATTAACAAAATAAGAGTTACAAGTAAAACACTAAATGATGAATCGGGATTAACTAAGTTAGATATTGTTATATACAAAATAATAACTAATATTACAAACCATATAACGTAAACGTAATATCTCTGTTTACTAAGCAATGCAGTCTCTTCTTCTTTAGCAAGAGAAGTATCTATGTCATATATTTGTTTGGTTGAATTTTTTTTCATTATTCCATCCACCTGAATAATTCGTTTCTGAACATTGTCTATATCTTTCTGCATTTTATTGTATGATGTAAAGTCGTTTGTTGTATTATCTTTTACATTTGACATCATAAGTGATGAAATATTCGCCATTTCGGCTGAAAGAGCATCTAATTTTTTTTTTAACTCTTGGTTTGTTGTTTTTACAGCATCCGGAACGTTACCAGCACTACTAGTAGACTTAAATACTCCTGTATTCCCACTAAATAAAATACTAGTTTGCGAAGGCGTTAATTTTTGTGTAGGAATATCTACATCATACCATTTATTATCGTTACTACTTGACGCGATATTTTTACCTTGTAGAGTTGCGGTCACATCACTACTAGGAATATTAGTTACAGCAAATAATAATGAAGGATTAGTTAATCCACTCGGAGACATAGACTGTATAGTCATATCAGAAATAACACCATTAGAAAAAATAACTCTATACTCGGCATTACATATGTTATTTGTGGTTTGTGAACACCATGAACTATAGTATATTCCACTACTACTTGCTCCTCTTCCTACGCTGTTATACTGTGTTGCAATTCCTGTAACAATAGGACCACTTATTGCTAATGATACTTTTGATGAACTAACTAAAGCATTAAACTTATATAATGCTGTTTTATACTGATCCCTAAGGTCATTATAATATTTTGTAGTTGGTCCATCCATATTTTCTTTAAACCCTTCTATATTTACTAATGTATCTTCATCATTTAATAATCCGGCTGAATGAACAGTCGCACTTTCCATTCCATGTGAATCAGATATTAAATTTAAATCCAAATTTTCTGCTACTTCTCTCTTTACTTTATTTTCATTTTGTAGAAATTCCACGCCTTGTAAAATACCTGGGTCTGTATTTAATTGTTGTCTGTATCCATTATTAGAAATAGGTGCTAAATCGCTAAACATGTTTAATAAATCCATAGTAAAATAATTATTTATAACATATAAATAGAAAATGTATTTTTATAATGTCGATATTATCATTATTAACCAAATATTAACCAAATATTAATAATATTATCAAATATTACTAATATTTTTTTAAAATTATCGAGATTCCGTTTTTTTATTTGTTAAGAATGTTTTAAGTTTTTCTAGTTGCGTATTAAACCATGAATCGCTATTATCTTTTAAGCATTTATCAGCAATCCTCTTTATTTCTTTTTCTGTTTCCGTTTTTTCTATAGGAGGGTTTACTTTTCTTAGTATATAGACTATAAATAAAAATACGGATACTATAACAGCGCTTATCAGTACAAAAATAATAATATTTCTAAGCATATTATTTGGTTCTGTTCCTTCTGCATTTTCCACCAATCCTTTTGCCCCTTTTGCAGCATTTTCAGCGAGATTTTTAGTATTCGTAGCAACACTTGATACAACTTCTATAAATGGTGTAGACTGTAACATGTATAAAATAAAAATAATACCAATAATAATTGATATAATATAAATTAAAGAATGGTAATATAATAGTCTTTCATTATGAAAAAAAGGTTCAGATGTTGCACTTATATCTTTTATGTTAGTTGCCTTACTTAATAATTCTTTATATTCATCATTTAATTCGTCTATTTTTTTTTGAAAACTATCTACATATTTTGATTGTTCTATAAATAAATCTTTTAACTGTTTTGTTACGTTTAAATATTCCGTGTTCAAATAATCTAAGTTTTGTTTTGTGGTAACAAATTTGCTATTTATAGAAATGTTATTAACACAGTCAATAGAATTTAAATCATTTCTTGTTAAACTACAGTTAAATACTGGTACTTTGAATTCTACAAATTCTTTTACGTAATTTTTTGTGTATTCGTCATACTTCTTATTTAAATTATTAAGATAATTAGAATAATATTTTATTATTTCAGACATATTTATAATATACAATATCTATAATATCATAATAAAATATTATTTTATAAAAATAAATTTTAAAAATCATAAACACATAATCATAAACTTCTATATATAGTGATTAAAAATAATTATAACTCAAATATAGTATACAACTATGTAGTATCTAGTATATAGTATATAGTATATAGTATATAGTGTATTATTATAACATTGTTTGAGTACAGTACCTGTAATAATATGAAATAACAGAAGTTTTGCTCGGTCTTTCAATTCGACAAATTTCTCCCGGTCTCATACCAATTGCTTGGGCAACCGGGTCAAACCGAGAAATATCTGGTAAGTTCTTTACATCTAAAATATTATACCTTTTAATCATCTCTTTCTTTTCATCTTCATTTAAAATAACATGTTTAGGTACATATTGATGTTCTAATATATTGAACTGTAATCTTTCTAAACTAAATAATATAATAAATATTTTATGTCTATCCCAAAATTCATTTAATATGTTCATTAAGGTTTGATTCATATCTTGTTTTATTATTATTATTAATGTGTCAGTCTTTTTGTCCAAAATTTGCTCTATATTGAATAAATCATCTACATAATCCTGTATATTTTCAACTCGCAGCGTTTTGCCTAAATGAAACTTTACATATACATTTTTTTGTTTTAGTTGTCCCTCTTTAGTAGTCAAAATCATATCTAATTGTTTTGGTACATCTTTATTTGTATACATTGCGTGAACTTCATTCACTCCAAAATTTTCATATTCTGATATATCGTATTTTTGTTCTCTCAATAATTCAAGAATTGTTTTTCTTGATTTGTGCATCATTGTAATTAACCCACTTGACGTTTTTTGTTGTTGTGCTGAAGACATTTGATTATTTTATCCTTTTCTCTGTTGACTCTTTCTTATATTTATATTACAAAACAATAATTTTAATTCAATTTTATTATTGTTTTATTAAATTCATAAATCATTATTCACAATTATTCATAATTATTCATAATTATACGTAGTAATTTACAACTCATAATATTTATTTACTACTTACTTTATTTTACGTTTATTATTGACCAAGGTTAACCATTACTGTTTTTTTACCTTGTGGTTCATCTTTACCTTCTTCTTTAGTCTTTTGTGTATCAACAGATAGTATTCCTTGTCCTGCGGGTACTACCGCTTGTAGTGGATTTGCAGGAACTACTACATTCATTGGCTGTCCTGTTAAAACAAGAGGGGAAATATCATGGCTAATTAAAGACGAATACTGTGGCGACGAAGGGCCGTATTGTGGAGATAAAAGACCGTATTGTGGAGAACCAGTTGGTGATGTTCCCACTAACCCTGCTGCAGATGCCTGTGCTGCTGCGCCAAAACTCATTGCTGCTTGTTGTCCTACCGGCGAACTCCCATAAACTGGTGATGACGCAGTATATCCCGGAGAACTGGGTACATAAATCGGCGACCCCATTGCTGCTCCTTCCTCTATACCTTGTTCTGCTCGCTGCTT